AGTGGGGCTACAACACCAACGTCAAATCGAGAGGCTTGTTACTGACTCGATTGTACGAACATGTAACTCGAGGATGGATCAAAATACGCGACGTAAACTTCATGCTCGAAGCCAACAGCTTGATCTACAACAACCGTGGTAAAGTAGAAGCAGCAGCTGGAAAACATGATGATATGATCATAGCAACTGGTCTTGCGCTCATGGGGTTAGATCAGATACACGAAGTGGCCCAAGCGGTACAGACATCGGCCAAGCCAACCAATATAAGT